TTCTCTATTTGCTCGTTGAGCTTGGTCTCCATGTCATCTAGTTTTTCTACCATGCTTTCTAGCACATCATATTTATCGTCAGGGATTTGTACATAATGTTCTTCAAAAAGATTCTTCATTCCACCAAGGAATGATTCAGTCATTTCTGTTTTGAGTCCATGCTCAATAGCAAGTTCATTTTCAACGAACCACTCTTCAGCAACGTACTCTAGATATGCATCAACTCTTTCTGCCAATTCAGATTTTGTTGACTCTATCTCTTCTACAAGCTTTTCATCAAATTTAGCTTGCATTTCCTCAGCCAATTGATTGACCTTAGATTGCAAAGCAGCTTCAAAAACTGTCTTTGCTTTTTCTCTAAACTCTTCAGATAGTTCCTCACCACCTAAAAGAGCATTGACATCTGCTTCAATGTCAATTTCTACTGTTTCTTCTTCTACTGTGTCTTCTGTAGTTTCTTCTGTCTCTGCTACAATTTCTTGGTTATCTTCTAGATCTACATCATCACCTTGTTTAAGTCCTTGTGGCATGGGATCAGCAGGTTTTGCACCTTTGTTAACTACATCTTTCACTGTTTTAATCTTAGGTTCCTTGATCTTTGCAGAATCATTGGTAGGACTGTAGTTATCTGGTGATGGACCACCAAGATCCTCATAACTAGCTGGTGTACCACCAGTAGTTAATTTTGGCATTGGGTCGCCTGGTTTTGCATTTGCAGTTACAGGACCCTTAGATTGCTTAGTGCCTACTTCCATTTCTTGTAAATCTCCACGAGACATTGGTAAACCCTCTGATTATCCGAGTATTAAACTATATTTATTTAGATAAGTTATAAGTTTGATAAGAAATCGTTAAAAAGATTTAACTTATGCTCATCCAATTTCTTTTGATCAACTAAAGTGTTGATTGTTTTGTATGTTTTTTCAGCATACTTCTCACGAAGAACACCTCCATCCCATACCCAGTCTTTTCCTTCCATAATTCCAGATACAAATGCATCTGGTGCTGAAGGATCAGCTACTATATCTGCTGCAGTTGCTAACATAAAGTCTTCACCTACAACATTAATTCCTTCACGAGTTTGCTTCAGTGAACCAATACCCCTTGAAGAAACACCTAACTTTACACCTTCACTTATCAATGAAGATGCAATTTTACCCATAGGGGTAGAGAGGATTTTTGCTTTTCCTACAAAGTTATTACCACTTTCTTTAAGTGATACTATCTTATGAGATACTCTATCAAGATTAACAGTTGGACCTTCTGGATGTCCCAGTTCTCCAAGTGCTCTTCCTGATGACACATGATTTTCATTATAACGAGAAACTTCTCTACGAAGTGTCTCCATAGGATACATACGACCATTTCTGTTCTTTATGTTTCCTTGAAGAAAAACTCCTTCAATGTAAAGTTGTTTTTTACCTCCTCTGTTTTCAACTATAAATTCAACAGATTCGATTTCTTCCCTAATGAGTTTCATGTTATGCGTCCCCTGAAATTTGAACTTGCTGAATGTATAATTTACCAGATCCACTATCAGTCCTAGCAGCAACTTTAAAAGATGCTCTCAAAGTTGCATCTGGATCATTAAAAGTACCACTAACTGAACCACTATTGTGTTCAACTATGATTCTTTGACCAAAAAAGTTTTCTCCTAATCCTCTATTTGCAGTGCTAGCTTTATTATATACAGTCTTTACTCTCTTATGAGTAAAGTCAAAATCAGTTTGAGTTGAACAACTTAAACTTACATAATCACCCACTCCAAATGGAGATGATGTTCCTTCTGGAAAATCCAATATAGTGGTTGATCCTTTAGTATAACTAACCACCCTAGCAGATGTATTAGTAAATCCCAAAGTAGCAGCACTATCTTTTGGCACTACAAAATCAGTTACAGCTGCAGTAGGTTCAGTTCCAATAGCGACATGTGTGTTTTGTCCAGTGGCAACCACTCTTATCGCAGTAGATTTACCAGATATTGGAATAGACTGCTGAGATGCTGCACCTGTAGTTATTGAAGTTCCTGCTCCAACTGTCCTAAGCGTCATTCTCTTTATACAGAATCATTTTATTTATTTATAATTATTCCTCATCCTCTACTTCTCCATTCTCATCTGCGCCTGAAATTCTATCTGAGGCATCTGAAACTACATCATCAACTTCTTCTTGATCTTCAGGAGATCCAAAAAGTGATGCTGCTACAGCATCTTTATGAGCACCTATTTTTTCTGCTGACTTTGCATAAAGAGCATCTTTAATAGCGTCACTGATACCAGAAGGACTCTCGTCTTTGGTGATCATATCCATTAATTCATCCATTGTTTTAAAATCTTTACAATTTATTTATTAGATTTCTCCACCCTTAGGCATTTCCATCTTAGTTTTGGTAGTATCTTCTACGCCAGGTTCAGTAGGAACTTGACCCATTTCACCACCCATTGATGTTTCTCCCTCTACTCCCATAGTTGGGTCCATCATCATTGCTGGATCAGGAACTACTCCATCAGCAATTTCTTTCTTCATCAACTTATCCTGTTCAAGAATTTCTTCATCAGTCTGACGAAGAATCTTACGTCTTAGATAATCTTGAGAGAAGTATCTACCAACATATGGTTCAGCAGATGCTACCATAGTTAGTCTTTCTGCCATTAATTCAGAATCTTTTAGTTCTGCAAAATGGTTGTCATAGAGGAAGTCATACTGAATATGCTCACTCATAACATCCCAGTCTTCTGGGGTAATTACATTCTTAAGGAGTAATTGAGTCTTGAGAATATCATTGAATAGATTAGAAAATCTCTTTCTTAATCTACCAACAAACTTACTGAATTTAACTTCATCTCTTAAGATTTCTGATGATCTTCCTAAATTAAAACCACCATCTCCACCTATTCTAGTAGGAGGTACATTCAATGACTTATATAATTTCTCTTGGAAATACTTAATATCTGTAATTTCTCCTAAGTTTTGTCCACCTGGTAGTGTAGTAATCTCAGTTCCTCTACCACCTTCTCTACGTGGAAGCCAAAAATCTTCCAACATAGACATATATTTCTTATCATCTTTAATCTCACCAGTGTCAGCATTATATACTAATTTGTTTCTATACCTCATCATCACATCTCTGAGGTATTGTTCTGCCTTAATTTTTGGAAGATTACCTACATCAATATAGAAAATTCTTCTTTCTGGTGCTCTTGATAGTCTGTATATAACAAGACTATCTTCAATCATTCTAAGTTGATTGACTGCTTTGATTGCTTTATGTAAGTAAGATAGGGTTGATCCTTTGTTTCTATCTACTAGTCCACTGGTGCAATAAGCAATAGAATCTCTAGTCATCTTGATTCCTTTATTACCACCAGCCATAGCAGATGGCATTTGAGAAGGGTAAGTTGACTTAGGACTGTATACAAAATACTCTTCAATCTCAGGAAATTCATATTCCATAGGATTGTCAGTATTAATATTTGCTAGTCTAATATTATCTTTATCTGTTTTCTTTTGTTGTCTTATATATCTAATTTTCATCGCATCAATATATCTTAACTCTACTATCCCTTCTTCTGGTTTCTTTAAATCAATTACCTTATGATAATGAATTCTTCCATCTATATACCAGTTCCTATAGATCTCATGACATTTTTTATCAAAATCTAAAAGATCTTTTACTACCTTAAATTCTTCTCTAATTTTTTTCTTTATACCATCACTAGCATTGAGATTAGATAACTCAATTTCTACTGGAGAATCATGTGTATCAGATACAATTGCTTCATTTACAATATCCTCAATGGCACTATCACACTCTGGATGAAGTGCCATTTCTCTGTATCTTTTTATTAAATCAAACTCAGTCCTATAGATTCCTTCAATATCAACATACGATCCAAAAAAACCACTAGTCAAATAGTAGTCTGCGCCATCCGCATTATTTTCAGGTACAGGAGATACCACACCAGGTGATATCTGCTCTGTATCCTCTATTGAAAATCCAAATAACCTTGCCATTATTAAAAGTTAACCTTTATGTTTTATTTATTAGGCTCCAGCCCCTGCTCTTTCAGGATACCAGTATTGTACTTGGAAGTCAACTGTAAACTCTTCTATTGTATCAGTTGTATCATATGACAGATCAATAGCTGCTATTGTAGTTGGGAAAATATCCACAAACTTATACTGTGCAAGTATATTGCTATCAGTAGCAGGACTAGCTGCTGCTTGTTGGGAAGAAACATTTCTACCAAGTTGATAGACTGTTGCTTGTCCCATGTAAGATGATGGATCAGTTAAACCTGATGAATCACCATACTGAGCAATGTTCTGAGCCCATGCTTGGAATGCTCTATAATGTCCAAAATCTTGGTCATTAATAACTGTAACAGTCCAAGGATCAAA